GCCTGAGTGAAAATCTAATATTATTAAGACATTACTTATTCTATGAAAAACTTAACTGTTTTTCCATCACCATTATGGAGGTGATGCAGGGTTTTACCCAAGGGCCATTCGTGTGGAATGGACTGAAAGAAGCGTTGGTTGGGGCTTCTTTTGGGGGACATGCTGAAACGCAGTCCCCCGTGTCAACATAACACGTGTTTTATGATTTGACCACTCTGCCTGAGTGAAAATCTAATATTATTAAGACATTACTTATTCTAGTAAGCTACAAATTATTTTGGCCTGAGAACATACTTCAGGTGAGGTAATGAATGCGATATTGGTAATAATAGGCATCCAAATTAAATCAATCAATGTGGAAAAGGAATACTACATATATGAGCTGTGATGACTTGGCTTTACAGTTAAACTAACCATTTGAATCATGTGTAGTAGACAACAGGGCGTATGCGAACTAAAATAGAAGATTAACTTGTCTCACTATCCAACATACCAGCATAGTCCTCTGCGACAAATCCTCCTACCGGTTACGGAGGCTGAATATCTGCAGGAAGGTCATCATGCCGTGGTTGTGAAGCTATATACAGGTGGTTCCTGATGCTTTTAAATGGTTAAAAAAGTTCCTAATCGTTCTAAACAAAATAAAATTGTTGTCATAAGCCCTGCTAAGCTTGTGAAGCGCAACAAGAATAAAGCCAAAAAGCTTCAAGTTGTGGTAAAACAGCAAAAGTCTGGAAAACCACGCATGGGGAAATTGGTTGGGAAGTCGAAGAGTCTTTTCAGAACCGCTTTATTGAATCCATTTGACCCTGAAGTCTATGGTGTGCGAGTTCCAGACCCCTATCCGTTTCCAACACAGACGTGGACTAGTCATGGTACTACTGTGTTGGGTTCTCCGACAGGTTTCACTAGTGGTAGTGCCTGTTTTTTACCACATCCTTGCATTTCCTTGTTAGATTTAACTAACCTTGATCAGTTACCCTCAACTGCCAGGGCAGTCCAATCCACAAACATGAGTCGATTGAATGCTACCACCACAACAACTGGTAATGCCATTTATGGATGCGCAAGTAACTCAACCATGCGCTCTTTAATGGCCAGTTATCGTGTTGCCTCATGGGGTATCAAAATTAGTAATTTGCAACCTCAATTGTCAGCTACAGGTCGAATCATTATCGCCCAATTGCCAATTGGGGATACTGTACCTACTACGTACAATTTGACCAATAATACTAGTGCCAACGCCGTTAATGGGATCTTCGGCGTACCATCGTTATATATGGATTCAGGGGCATTACTTAATTTACCAACAGCTATTGAAATACCTGTTAGTAATTTGGTGTCTAATTCCGTGCAAGTCGTTGGTATGTATACATCAGATTCCTTCTTTAATTTTAAAACTCTTTTGGCCGATAATGTGCTCCAGGGTTTATATAATGAAGGAGATGTAGAAGATTTTTCTAGCGCTTCTGCACTTAATGCTGCGAGTTTCAGGGATAACACCCGTATGTGTGGAGGAACTGGTATAATTGTGTATTTTGAAGGTGTTCCTTCTGGTACAGCAAATTGCATTCAAGTTGAAACAATTTACCACATTGAGGGCCAAGTTTCACCTGGTCCTACGTCCGGCCAATTTATTCCAACTGCCACCGCGCCTGTAATTGGCTCTGCTGGTGATGTTTATGATGGCATTAAAGCAACGAGTTCAATTAGTAAGGTTGTTCGCTTTATCAAATCTGGTGTTGATTTCGCCAGGGATAATAGCGATAGCTTTATGTCCATGGCTCGAGCCATAATGGCTGTTGGTGGTGGAGCAGCAGTTCGCCGGATGGCTATACAGAACGGTGAATTATAAGGATGTCGATATTGAAATTCATTGGTCTGATAATATTTCAACCAAACACGTTGTAGTCGCATTGTGTTCTTTGTTATCATTAGTTATAACATATTTTTTAATAACATAATCATGTTGACACACATAAAAACACCACCGATTTCTTAGCATATTAGCAAGTGTCGGTGATTTTGCGTGAACGGGATCACGATTTTAATGAAATATGGAATGCTTCAATGCATGGGGCCTGGTAAGCCTTGTCCTACAGCCTTAGTGAGGTAATGGTGGTATTTCCACTGCGGAGGTGTGCAACACCCATTGAAGGTAAAACAATTTAAACCCACGATCGCCGGGCACGCGATCGTCGACTCCTGCCACGGACAATGAATACAAGTAGACATGGGCCTGTTAAGCTTTACGGAGGCTCACCGGAATCTGAACGTGATTTACCATCTCAGGATGATGAAGGGGGCTCTAGCTCCGAACACCAGACTTTGAGCCGAGCTGGTTCGTGGATAAGTAAGCGCCATGAGATAAGGCCAAGCGATCATATTATTAATAAGTTACAAAAATTAAATAATGATAATAATAATAATAACGATAATAATAATAATGCATATAATAATTGTATATATTGTGGCATCCACTATGATGATTTTATTGTGGGTTGTCGACCTGTTTCCATTGGATCAGGTTATACTGTTTGTACTTATGTTCTCAACACACATCATAATGTCAGAAAACAATTGAATGGCTCACATGGTGAAGTCACCGAGGACGATGACTTGGACATTGATGATGCTTTGGAACAATTAGGAGGTGGCTCCCCTAATAAATCCCGAGTTTTCATTCCAAAGAATTTGAGATATCAAAGACAAACAGATAATAGGAATAAAGATAACAAGAAAAATAAAGGAAAAGAAACGAATGAACATAAGAATAATATGTATCATTTACGACACAAAAATAACATTATAAAGCTCGGTGGCTCCGAAGCTGAAGTTGAAAATGTTACTGAATATGTGTTAGTGCCTTCTCCTGGCACCCCTGAAATTTATTGTTATCGAGGGAAAATTATGACCTCACCTCCAATTGGTGTTACTAGAAATGAAATTCCTTATAATCATAAAATCAAGGTTTGTGATTATGGAGTTGGTTGGTTTTCAATTAGTAGCATCGAGAGTAAGAACACTAATCATTATTTAATATCACCTTTGGTGATACTAGGTAAAGATGAAAGTTATTGCTGGATGGATGAGAATTTGAAAGAAATTTTTGAACCTAAGCTAGAGTTATATATTTATACGCCGCTATTTTCAGAATTAGTTAATAAGATAAATGGACGTCATTATGATCGTTCGATGGTAGCTTCAGCTCATTACCATGCTCAAAAAGAATCGTATAATATTGATGGTTTAGTTAATTATGGCATAATAAGTGATACAGTTAAGTATTTTTTGCGAACACGGCATCACAAAGAAGTATTGTCCCGTAGTACTGAATCACAGATTCGTGTTTTGAACAACAACTGTGTTATGGGTTACAATGAAGCCTATATTGGACAAAATCTTTTGCGTGATGTGCCATATTATTATGAACAATGTGATAATCAACGTGTTGCATGGCGTCAGGAGTCAGTTGAACCAGAGCTGGAATTAGATTGGTTGGTTAGAGACGATTTCAAAATTTTAAGTACTGTCAATGTTGATGTTTTACATCGTGATGGTAATCGTTATTTTGAATTTGGGCCTGACAATGGTGGAAAATCAAAACCAGTCACAAAATTTTTTGAGTTTGCTGGTTTACATCAGGATTCTTGGGCCAAACATTCTTTTAGTAATTATAATTTGCGAAATGCATGCAAAAGACTAATAGGTGCGCGATCAAAGGATGGAAGTGGCTTACTATATGAAAAAGAGTTAAGATTTAACTCATACGCTATTGCTGTGTATATTAGTAAGGAATTTCCTGAATACCCCTTAGTCTTAGAACATGCTAAAGGTGACAGAATTTTTTCTGGTGATTTTTTGGTTCCACAAGATTTCTTAAATATAATTAGAGGAATGGCCTCTGATTTGAAATCTCGATGTGCCCGTGGTTTTTACCATTTAATCTCAGATTCCCTTAAAAACGTTGTGCATGATGCTAAATATCAGTTATATAAATTAGCATGTGAGTATTCACCACTTTATAGTCGTGAGTTATATGCACAGATTCCTCATATCAAGAAGAAGTTGCGAGAGTCCTACGTACAAGGTCGAAAATGGCATTCTCCAGAACATTTTGGTATTAAGGAATTAACTGCACAACTCAAAGATGAAGTTGCTAAATATGGTAAAAGCACCAGGCTTTATATGAGTTTAGACTCGGAAAGTATGTATGCACCACACTTAGCAATGATGTTGAAACAGTCACTACATGGTTTGCACCACTTTAATATTAATGGTGTATTTGTAGAGATCTTCATTTACGCCCAACCTGATGAAGGTGATTGGAACTTAATTTGTAGCAAAGTGCAACAAGCTGAGTTTCTTCCAAATTATTTATTCTTTTGGATTCACTCTGATGATTCATGCGTAGTAGGTAATGTAAATGGGGAAGTTATCCGTGGTGACATTGATGTATCAAGTAATGATAGCGGCCAGGATGCTGCCGCATTCTCCTTATGTGGCTATTTACAGAGTTTATTGGATTATGACTTAGCATGTGGTTTGATGAAGTTAGCTTCATTGCCAATACGAATTAAGTCCGCCACCACTGATAGTAGTGTTGTTATAAAATTTGATGGCATGTTTGAACCATCAGGGCATTCCAATACCTCTGTTTGGAACCATTTGGGTTCCATCATGATAGCTTTGGGTATAACGTATCAGTTAACCACCAATACAGGTGGTTTAATCGCTGAGAATATAACCAAAGGTGCTGAAATGATTGGTCACGTAGTTACATGGAAACCAGCAATCTGTATAGAGAAGTTGCAATTACTCAAAAACTCTTTTTTAAGCACCACTACTGGTGAATATGTAGTTGCAGCAAATTTAGGTAGGTTGTTGAGGAATATAGGACAAGTTGAGAATTCCTTAACTTGTGTGCAATTGGGTATGTCTCACGTTGAATTTAGTGCTTTGACGCAGGTTGAACGTATGGAGATATTTTTTGCAGGTCAAATTGAAGCATTGAAAAACGAACCATCTTGTACAATACTAGATGCTTTTCGTGAACGATTTAATGTCGGTCGTGTGAAAACGAACCAGGCTGTTGTGGATTATCACAACAAGCTACTCGAGCATAAGCCTCGCAGTTTAGTTGATCGCTCACATCTTGTGGTTGAAAACGGGATGCGTAAAAGGTATTCCTTAACACAAGAAGACGTTGATGTTTTAGTTTACCAAATACGTAATTTACGAATAGGTGATCGGTTGCGTTCTATCGCAGTCGCTAAAATTATGCATGTAGATTATGATATCCCAATTGATTTAGGTACTTTAGATTCGTCATTGATCGAGAATAATTTTGATCAATTTCATCTTGAATTGGATCAGTGTAATGATGTTGAAAGCAATAATTTTGAAAATCTTTCGACATTAACAGAAGACAATACACCCAGCAACAACTTGGTGGAAGTAGCCGCTCTGACAGGTTTTTTATATGCGCTCGGTTATGTCTTCTTGGCTTGTGTTGGTTGGTTTAGCTCCTCGCCACAGCTTGACCCCAACGAGCCAATCAGAGAGTAAACTCTATCATAAAATCTGGCAGCCACTAGTGGCGTAAGCCC